AGAAAAAATAAAAGCAGGTTTAATGTTTTTAGTTAGCAAAGAAATTATAAAAGAAGAGTATAATAATACTCGTATAGATGAAATGTATACAGAGTGGGATAGATTAATACTTCGTATGAATACTGCATATGATTCAGGAGTGTTTAATCCTATTCCTAATTTTGCTTGTAAAAGCTTTTGTCCCGTACAAAGCTGTGCACATTGGGGTAAATAATGCCAAGAGATTATAAAAAAGAATATAAAACCTACCAAGGAACTGCTGAACAAAAAAAGAATCGTGCTACTCGAAACAAAGTTCGTAGACAAGCTATTCGAGACGGTAAAGCTAAAGTTGGAGATGGCACTTCTGTAGAGCATGTTAAACCTTTAAGCAAAGGTGGAACAAATAGTAAGAGCAATTTAAAAATAGTATCACGATCAGATAATGCATCATTCGATAGAAATAGCGACAAGTCTGTTCGTAGAAATACTCCAGGTATCTATAGAAAAAAGAAAACAAAATAAGTTTATTCACCCCAGGCTCAGTGGGGCTAATAACTGGGCCAGTTAGTGGTAGGGGCTTTCCTTTCGTTAAATAAAAAACCCTATGCACTAACACTAACGCGTTGTCAGATTCTCTCCCGATCCTTCCATGACAACGCGTTTTTATTTTTAAAAAACACTTGCATATGTCAACCGTTCATGTATTATTAAGGAGTTATACAAAATGAAAACACCCTGTACAAATATTTGTCGTTATGAAGATATTGACGGCGAACCTAGATGTATAAGCTGTTTTAGAACATATGAAGATTTATCTAATTGGATATATTTAGATGACGAAACAAGAAAAGAAAGAATTAAACAACTTAAGAAAGATAGGAGAGAGTATGAACGTCAGCAAAAAAACAATGCAAATATGGGAAAAGAATCTTAAGCAAGGGTATCGATTTTTTCAACCACACAATGCAGTTCAATTAACACCAAGATCTGAAAGAGAAGCTGAAATACAAGCACGTGTTAGAAAGTACAATAGTGGAAAGTAAAGCTTTTGGTAGCGAACACATTTTAGCTTTTGATAAAACAAATGTTTTACGAAGATTGTTTATGTTAGCTGATCAATGGGTATCAAGATCAAATGACTTTCCGTTTTTTACACTAGGTCGAAGTGCTTATCTAGATGGTCAAACACCTCAATATAAAGAAGGACAAAAAGTTATGAATACTTTATTGTATGATAACTTTGTAGGTCTATATAAAACAATACTTCAAACGCTACAAGACGAACTTAATGAAGATGTTGTTTTAGCTGAAGATTTATGCTATCCAGGTTTTCATATATTCCCCTCGCATGAAAAGTTTTTAACCATTGCAGGTAATTGGCATCAAGACTATCCACACATGACTTTAGGACTTCCTGATGTAGATGCAAGTACCTTTACTGTTCCTATACTGATACCAAAATCAGGAGCGGGTATTGACTATACGATAGATAAAGGACATTATTATCTACCTTACAAAGAAAAAGTAATGATATGGCATGATGGTAAAACCTTACATAGAATAGCAGGATTTAAAGAACATGTGCCCAATGAGTTTAGAATCACAATGCAAGGACATTTAATACGACGTAATAATAGAATGGAGGTGTTTTGGTGAGAAGTACACTAATAATACTAGCTGTATGTGGGTTAGCCCATGCAGATGGCCCTTGGGAATCTAGTCCATACAACTGGGAAAACAATTCATTAAACTGGGATAACAGTTCTTTAAACTGGGATAACAATTTATTAAATTGGGACAATAGTCCTAATAATTGGGATAGCAATAGAATTATAAGAAACACTGATGGAGATGCTACAGGCTATGCTGTTCCTAAAACAGGGGGTGGTATAAACTATTTTAATTTAGATGGCATAAGAGAAGGGTATCTATATGAGTGATGGTGGAAAAGGTAGCAAACAAAGACCAACAGATAGACAAAAGTTTGAAGAAAACTTTGAACGTATTTTTGGTAAACCAAAAGAGAAGGAAAAGAAATGAGATTTGATGATAATTATTTTAATAGAAACGGAACTAAGAAAAAATGGCAAAAGTAAAACAATCAGTAAGTGGTATTAAATCACATCAACCTGTTCATAAAAGAACATCGCAAGGTGGACGTCGAGTTAAGATGCAAACGATGAACAAGAATAAAAAAGCATCGTTTAAAAAATATAGAGGGCAGGGAAGATAATTGGAAATATATAAGGATAAAGCCTTAATAGTAAACACCAAAAGACCTGAGTTACTTTTAGATAAAATACCTAAAAGTAAACTAATAAAAACACATGACAACGGAGTGTCACAAGTTGTAATAAATTGGGGTCTTGATGAAGTACTTACATTATCTTCAATGCGTGTAAAAAACCCACCATCACCAATCACTAAAGAATATGATTGGCCTGGATTACATAAACCTTTTAATCATCAAAGAGACACAGCACAGTTCTTATCAGCACACAAACGGGCTTACTGTTTGAGCGAAGCAGGGACAGGTAAAACTTCTGCAGTGATATGGGCAGCAGATTATCTTATGAATAAAGGTAAAGTAAAAAGAATGTTAGTGGTCTGTCCTTTATCTATTATGCAAGCGGCTTGGCAATCGGATTTCTTTAAAACAGCTATGCACAGAACTGTGGGTATCGCTCATGGTAGTGTAGACAAAAGAAAAAAAGTTTTTGCTGAAAATACTGAAGTAGTTATTATTAACTATGATGGTGTAGAGATAATGGCAGACGAGATCATAAAAGGTGGTTTTGATCTTGTTGTTGTCGACGAAGCTAACTACATTAAAACAGTCACTACACGTCGATGGAAATCAATAAAGAAAATAGTTAATGATGATACATGGGTTTGGTTAATGACAGGAACCCCTGCCGCACAATCACCTGCAGACGCATATGGACTAGCTAAGCTAGTTAACCCAACATCTGTTCCTAAGTATGCAGGGACATTTAAAGATATGGTGATGCAAAAGATTAGTCAGTTTACATGGGTGCCTAGACCCACAGCACAAGATACTGTATTTAGAACATTACAGCCAGCCATTAGATTCACAAAAGAAGAATGCTTAGACCTTCCTGATGTAATGTATACAACAAGAGAGGTTCCTTTAACCCCTCAACAAAGTAAATATTACAATAAATTAAAAAAAGAAATGTATGTAGAAGCAGCAGGAGAAGAGATTACTGCAGTTAATGCTGCCGTTATGTTAACTAAATTACTACAGGTATCAGCAGGGTCAATCTACACAGATAATAAAGAAGTTATCGAGTTTGATATATCAAACAGAATGACTGCATTAAAAGAAATCATAGATGAAGCTAGCCACAAAGTTATTATCTTTTGTCCCTTCAGACATAGTATTGAAACCGTAACCACGGAGTTAACGAAGTCTAAGATAACTAATGATGTGATACATGGTGGAGTAAGTGCAGGTAAACGTAATGAAATATTTAAAGCATTCCAAGAGAAAAAAGATCCCTATGTTTTAATCATTCAACCACAAGCCGCATCACATGGAGTCACGTTACACGCAGCGAACGTAGTGGTATTTTGGTCACCCGTTATGTCAGTAGAAACATATATACAATGTTGTGCTCGTATGGATCGTGCGGGACAGAGAAACCCTATGACTGTTGTGCATCTACAAGGTAGCCCTGTAGAACAAAAAGTATATAAGATGTTACAAGGCAAGATTAATCACCATACTAAGTTAGTAGATTTATACAAAGAAGAGATCGGAATTGCTTGACAAAGTAAATAGTAATGTTACAATACAATGTCAACCATTTAATAAGGAGAGTATGTGGACTTAGATGACAATCAATTAGAAAAGCTTATGCAAGCAGAAATCAATATGCGTGAAGCTATCGAAGACTTAGAAAATAAAGTCAAAGATATTAAAGCTAAACGTGCACAGATACAAAATGCATTGAATGAAGCTTGCCAAAAACTTAATGTGACTAGCTTAAAAACAAGTGTAGGCACATTAACAAGAACACTTAAGACTCGGTACTGGACAACAGATTGGCCAGAGATGTATAAGTTTCTTAAGGAAAACGATGCGTTAGAACTGATGGAAAAACGTATCAGTCAATCGAATATGAAAGACTTCGTAGCTAATAACCCTGACTTATCCCCTCCAGGATTACAGGCAACTAGTGAGTATTCTGTAAGTATTCGCAAAAATAAACTTAATAAGGAGTAATAAATGAGTACAGAAGTTGATGTATTTCAAACAGGTGCAGTAGCTACTACTTCAAGACGTGATGATGGCTTTACCGCTAACATTACAGGTAGTTCTATTACATCTAAACGTATATCTATACGCAATAATGTTTTTAGACTTATGGTCAATGGTAAAGAGATTGATAAATCTGAAGCTAGACATTTAGATGTTGTCATTGTTAACGCTTCACCATATGTTCATAGAATGTATTTTGCAGGTGAATATAAACCGGGTCAAAAGGTTTCACCTCCTGCATGTTGGACTCAAGACAGTATCAAACCTGATGCAGAAGTTCCAAACCCACAATCAGCTACATGTGCTGACTGTCCACAGAACATCAAAGGTTCAGGACCTAATGGTACTAAAGCTTGTAGATTTAGCCGTCGTATTGCTGTAGTTAAAGCTGATGATATGAATGGTGATGTGTATCAAGTTACACTTCCTGCTCAGTCTATCTTTGGTAACGGT